GGCGGCCAGCACCGACTCGGACGGCAGCGCCCAGAAGGAGGCGGCCCCGCGATTGCGCGCCTGACGCAAGCGCCCGACCTGCTGGCGTGCCAGATCCCCGGCCGCCTGCACCCAGAGCGCCGTCCAGATCGAGGAAGGGATACCCAGGTCACCGCCCAGCACGCGCGCCAGCTCGGTCTTGACCTGCTCGGCCACGGTCGCCGCCACGATGGGCGAGATCGTCGAGGGCCAGGCGATATCGAGCGACGTGCCGATGGTCACGTCCACCGCGTTCAGCGGGGCGTCGACGACCGAGTCTTTTAGGTCGCCGAGAGTCCTCTTAGCTTCTGTGTAAGCATTGGTCGCCAGGTCGCCCAGATCGTTTAGGCGGCCCATGATCAGAAGGGTCTGCGACGGCCTGTCTGTCGCGGCGATTTCGGCGTCGGTCGCCATTTAGGTCTCCTGCTATCGCGATTGTCGCAACGGCGGTGTTAATGTGCGTTCGGCTGGTCGTCGGACATGTTCCCCGCGTTAGCGGGGATGATCCGCGGGGATGATCCGCTGGTATGCGCCTGATCTGCCTGACTGGCATAGTGTTCCCCGCGTCAGCGGGGATGAGGCGACCGGCGACCAGCCAACCCGCTCAGGCGCCCGCAATCGCAATGTGCATTTGGCGCAGTCCGTCGCGTTCGACCAAGGCGAAGCTCGCCCGAGCGCCAGCCGGGAACCGATACACCCCATCGGTGAGATTGACCGCTCCCCCGCCCGGCATCCCCGCTACCAACCCATCGGCCGTCACAAACAGCGCCACCCGCTCGCGCGTCTGGAGCGTCGGCAGCTGCTGACCGTCGACCACGCAGGACCCAGCGAGGCACGGCGCGGCCGTCTTCAGGGCCGGAATCGCGGTCGCCGGGTCCTCGCCGCTGACCCACCACAGCCCCGCGGCCGTCGCCACCCACACCCCATCCGTCAGCGCCTCCACGGCACGCACCGCGGAGGGGAATTGCCAGATCGAATCGGGGTGGAACAAATGAGGCTCCAGGGCCTCGGAGTGCACCACCACGTTATCGCGCCACAGGAGGACGAAGGCGCGCCAGCTCGCGATCCCGAGCGCCCCGGACCAGGGTCCGGTCATGCCCTCGGTGACCGGAGGATCGGCCACGCTCACGGCCGTCGAGACGACAGAGGGCAGCGCCCCGACCGCCACCTTGGCGACGAAAGAGGTGTGTTCCTGATTGGCCTGACTGGCGTAGACATTCAGATGCGTCGCCCCGGCCGGCGCCGTGGCCGCGACCGAGATCCCGCCCGTGCTCGCCAGCACGATGGCCCCTAGGTCCGAGACCCCGCCCTCGTTGCCGCGGGCATCGGACCAACTGCCCTGCACCAGATAGCGCCCCGCCTGCAGGGCCCCGCCGATGGCGGAGAGCGTCAGGGACGGGACCGGTAGACCCCAATAGCGCACCGTGCCGGCGGGATCGATCTCCACATGAGTGACGCCGTCGGTGCCGAAGATCAGCCCGGCATGGCTGCACAGGGCCATGCGCCGCACCAGGCCGGACACCCGCGCGAGCGGGTTCGCCAGCCCTTCGTACAGCGTCCCGCCCTCCTGCACAAACACCCGCCCGTCGATCTCCCAGCCGCCTTGCCCGCCCTCCAGGACGCGCTCCACCACCAGCGCCGGCCGGGTGGACGCCCAGCCCTCGCTATCGAAGTCCACATCCACGGCAGAGCTGACATAGGCCAGCGGCGCGCCCTGGCCCGGGGGTTGGAACGCGCGATGGGTGTCGGCCTCGACGTTATTGATTCCGCGCCAGGGGCCGAGGGAGATCGATTTGACCTTCAAGACAGCACCTTCGGGGCCGCCGGCGGGAAGCGCTCCAGTTGAAAATGCATCCCGTCCGGATTCAACCAGCGCCCGCCCCACTCGAACCCGCTCGCCTCAAACGCTTCGACCAGGCGCGGGTTCATTGTCGGTTTGCGTCCGAGCCGATTCCATGCGGCATTGAGATCGACCGCAAGCCCCCAGGAATACAATGACATGCCGGTCAGTTGGCGTTTCAACCGGATATTGAAACACCCGTCCCAGGTCAGGATCGCATTGCCCAGTTTCTCGTGAGCGATCCGCTCCAATGCGCACATCAACGGAAGCCGCAGATCCCGATTCAGATAAATTCTGCGCGGGAGGGTGGGAACGGTGCCGTGCAAATCCTCCGGGAGATTCCACAATACCATTCCCGATTCGCGTTCCGCCGGGCCGTACCGCGCGCGTGCCTGGGTTGCCGTGATGCTCATGGACGACTCCCCCCGCTCGGCCAGCGCCGCGAAGCCCACGCCAGCACCGCCGAAATCGCCGAAGCCACCATCGGCACCGCCGCCGCATCGACGTGGTTGCGTACCCATCCCATCGCCCATGCCTGGGTCTCCGGGCTATTGACGAGCCACAAAAAAACCGCCCAAAAGGCGGCCTCGGCGGCATTCAGCGCGACGGCCCAAATCCGCCGCGACTGCCAGGGCGGTTTACGCTCGACCATTGGCGTGGCGATCAGGCCGGGGCTTGATCCGTATCCACCGGCAATTGAGGGTCCGGTTCCTGCTCATCGGCGGCCATCGTATTGGCGGCCACCGCCGCCGCCAATTGCGCCGTCTGCGCGGACAGCCGCTCGCTCAGCTCGGCGACCGCGCCCATATCGCCACCGGCAATGGCCTCGTCCAGGGCCAGTTTGAGACCTCCAAGCAGCGCAATGGCGCTACCGGAGACGGTTTCGATGGCATTCACTCGGTCGGCCAGGGTTTCAATCGTCGCGTTCATACGTTGGATCTCAGTTAACAGATTGTTGAAGGCGATCAACAGATCGCCGGCCCATTTCGGGGGCTCGGGCGGCTCGCGCCCGCCCGGACCCGCCTGAATAATCAGCACATCCATCATTTAAACTCGGCTCGCCTCATCCCCGCTGACGCGGGGAACACCCGGCCGCCTCGACCATCTTGGCGCACATCTCCGGTCCATCCCCGCAAGCGCGGGGAACACTACCCAATCCATTGATCGATCCATCCCCGGATGGTTGGCCATCCGTGGTCTGAAATAAGTTTCACCGCCCACGCCGCCAACCCGCTGAGCCCAACGCCCCACGCCAACAACGCCCCGCGCGTCAGCACGGTACGGTCGGCGGCGAGTTTACGCGACTCCTCCGCCGCTAGCCGGGCCTGCTCCGCCGCCGCCCGCGCTTCCCCCGCCGCCTCTTCCGCCTCGCTATGCGCCCGGTCGGCCCGCGCCGTCGCCCCGGTCGAGATTCCGAACGTGTTGGACAGCGCCGACATCAGCGTTTGATGGTTCTGCACTGCACGTTCATTGGTCTGCCGCAGCCCGACGGTCAATTCCTCTAATAGCGTGGATGTTTTCTCGGCTTCTTCGCGTTGCGCCGCCATCAATTCCATAAACGATTCGCTGAGACGCCCCTGCTCCATGAGCTTCGTCTGCATCGAATCCAGCGTCGCGCCCCAACGGCGGAATAACGCGTCCTGTTGCTCGTTGCGTTGTTTTTGCAGATTCCAGCGCGCATCGTTCTCGCGCTCCCTCAGTCGCTGCTCGCGCTCGTGCCGTTTGAACAACTGGCACGGGACCGGATGCTCGATACCCGGCGGAGAGCAATCCGATTCGTCCATACGCCGAGCCCCAGGGTGGCCCCGTCATCCGGATTACCCGGCGGCTTCGACCATCTCCGCGCACATCTCGCGCAGCGCGGCCAAGGTCCCGGTCCCGGCGTTCACCGCGCCCAACCGGTCCGAGAACGCCTGTGCATTGGCCGTCACGCCGAACACCTCCACAAAGGTCGCGAGCGCCTCGTTCATCGTCCCGGCCCGCGTCGCCTCGAAGCGCTGGAAGATGGCAAGGCCGTCGAGGATCTTATCGGCCGCGTCCAGCATCTCCGCGGCCACCGGGTTGTTCGGGTCGAACTTGCAGATAAAGGCCATGGGTTAGGCTCCAATCAGGACATTAAGCGCGTCGAGCCGCGCCTGCACGGCCGCGGGCGAGGTCTCGACCAGGGTGGATTTCAGGGTGCGGATCGCGGCCTCGCGGCGCCGTATCGCGGCCCGCTCGGCCCACACCGTGCGTTGGGCCGCGAGCGTCTGCTCGGCCAGCGCGGCGGCGATCTGGGCGGGTGTGCCGCTCGGGGTGCCGACGTAGACCCCGCCTGTCAGCGTCCACGTCGTCCCCAGCGGGGCCGGGTCGGTCGGGGGCTGGTGCGGGTAGATGCCCAGTTGCGCGAGCCGGGCCGTGTCGTTTTGCCGGAGCGCTAGCTCGGTCGGGTGGCGCATGCCGCTCAACACAACGAAATCGGGAACCGGGCCGTGACTGGCGGTGAGGTAGATCATAATTGGATGCCCGTTCGGCGAGACATGAAGTATTCGGCGCGGCGAATCCGGTCCGTGGTGCGCGCGGCACCGCAGACGATTAGGCCGTAGAGGTGGCCGTTGAAAGGGAGCAAGGTTCCTCCGCGAATTCCAAGATACAGCGGGTAGTTCCCAAACTTACCGCCGATACCGATAGGGCCGACAGTCGGTGCTACCTGCGATAGCACTGCGTTTATCTTCGGGAATATCTGTGTGCTTATATCGCTACCTGCAATATCGAATAAGCACGAGAAAACATCGGATCGCGGCGCAGCATAAGGGGAGGGGAAATAGTAGGATTGCCCGGAAATACCACGAAGAAGAGCTAAATATGTCGGGGTTGGGGATCCAGGAGTGGCCAAGGTAAAAGATAGATTTGCCGGAGCTACGCCAAATTCCAGTAATACACCTACTACCGCATCGCTCAACTTCCGCAACCCGGCAACCACCGTCATCTTATCCGTCGCTGTGAAGTCGATATTCCCCGTCGCCAAGAAATCGTTCACCCCGTCGAACTTCAGGTATTTCGGGAACCCGACG